GGGTGTAGCTCAGTTGGTAGAGCATCACGTTGCCAACGTGAATGTCGTCGGTTCGAGTCCGATCACCCGCTCCATTTTTCGGAGAATAAATGAACAATATTAGAGATGCGGTACGAAGAAGCCGCCAATCAGCAGTGTGGTTTCATAGCAAAATAAGGACCTCGCGAGGGGTCTGTGAAGCCTGTGAGTGCGATCCTTGTGACTGCGGCTGGGGTAACTATCTCAAGGTAGAAAAAAAGAAAAAAACTTTTTGACAACCGTGCAAAAGCGAGCCAAAATGAGGTATAATATAATTGAAGATAAGGAAAGCACCTTCAATGACTCGCAAGAAAAGAAACGACAGAAACCACGTCATCTACAAACTCACTGCACCAACAGGAGAAGAGTACATCGGCGTGACATTCGCACGGCGTAGAGCCTTCAAGCGCTCTGCTCGGATTCGCTTCGACGCCCACTGTCGGAATGCCTTCGACTACGGTCACGATACCCTACTCTCCAGGTCTCTTCGAGAGCACGGTAGAGCTGGTTTCGCTAGGGAAGTTCTTGAGATCATCCGCGGAAAACAAAACGCTCACGACCGCGAAAGAGAACTCATCGCAACTATCAAGCCCGCCCTGAATATGGAAGGTATGGGACGAAAAGTTAATTCAAACAAGGAGAAAGCATGCTGAATTTACCTGCTCCACCTGTCACTAAAGCAAAGAAGCCGAGCTGGAAAACAGTCGCTAACCTCTACCGAGAAGGCCTTACACAAGTGTTCGGTGGTGACCCCGAAAACCCAGATGAGTATCTAGTCAAGGCGCTGAAGAAGGACATCCACCGGGCATCTGAGGCTCCCGGACAATGGTCTCCGCATTCTCTCCTTGAGATTTACTGTGAGGGAGGGATCCCTAACGCTACTGATATCAACGACTTCAGCTGTTACGCAGCCGAGATGGGGTGCGACCCTTCTGAGCTTGTCTGCTACAACTCTGACCAGTGGGCGAAAGTCGATCAATACGTCAACCAAACTCTAGCTCTCCAGGGTTACGCAGAGCGAGTGTACCACGAACCGTATAACAACGCGGTTGTCAACATTGGGTGGTCGTAATTGCGTGTAAAACTAAGGAGCTTTGCATAAAATAAACAATACCCCCGGAGATGATTATGTCACTACAACTCGGCTACGCATGTATCAACATGACGCTGCAAAAACAAGAAAAAGTCCAATGTAATCGCGGCATGATCAAGCGCACATTCAAGGCGAAAGGTCTGTCCTACGCTAGCGAGCTTGCCCTCAGCAATGTCAAAGGTCTCAAGCGCGTTATCGAATGGAACAACGCTAACAACATCAAAGTCTACCGTATGACGTCATGTTTGTTCCCGTGGTTTTCAGAATACGACATGTTCGATCTCCCCGACATCGATGAAATTGCCGATGTCATGGCTGAAGCAGGTTGCATCGCAATGGAAGCCGGCCAGCGTCTAAGCTTCCACCCAGGTCCGTTCAACGTCCTTGCTTCACCTAACGACAACGTCGTCGTCAAAACAATCAAAGAGCTGGACGACCATTCCATGCAAATGGACCTCATGGGTCTGCCTGCCTCACCAATGGCGAAAATCAATATTCACGTCGGTGGCGCGTACGGCGAACATGACAAGGCTTTGGCTCGCTTCTGCGAAAACTTCAAGCGGCTTGCGCCCAACACGCAGGCTCGTCTTACTGTCGAAAACGATGACAAAGCCAACCTGTATTCCACCAAGATGCTTGTCGAAGGTGTGTCCAATCGTGTCGGTGTTCCTGTTGTGTTCGACAGCCACCATCACGAGCTCGGCCCACAAGACCTCGATTACCACGATGCTTTCTATCTTGCTCGCCAAACATGGCTCGATCGCGGTGTAAAGCAGCAGGCTCACCACTCCAACAGCCGTAAGCACTACGAGGATGCCTCTGTAAGTCCTGTTGCGCATTCCGACTGGTATTACACACCTTTCGAAAACTATGGCCAGAGCGTCGATGTCGTGCTCGAATGCAAGAAGAAAGAATTGGCTCTCTTCAAGTACCAGAAAGATTTTTTACAACAACCCGAAAAAGAGGAAGCAGCATGATTGCAAACCGAAGTAAATTTACAAACCCAACCTCAAGGACACAAAGCGTCGACTGGAGTATTAAGATCTGGCATAGGGACAGTAAGAAGTACGAAGATCTTGGGGTTTTTGTCACTGCCCCGACCCGTGGTGAAGCGATTGAGCTCTTCCGGGAAGAAACACAGTGGGTCGACAAGAACGACACGATGCTCGTAGCAATCCCGCCGGTTTGTAGGTGAGTATGAAAGGTTGGATACCCCCGAAGTCTCCTCATGATTTGCTGCAGGAGAGGTTCTGGCCAGACGGCTGGAAGATACTTGTCGTGTGCTTGCTTTTAAACCAGACTTCAAGAAAGCAAGTCGAACCAATCATCGCTGAATTCTTTGATGCATTTCCTACTCCTGAAGCTCTCGTAGACAGTGAGGATATCGCCATCAGAAACCTCATCCAGTCTCTCGGGCTGGTAAACAAGCGGGTAAAAACGCTCAAGCGCTTCAGCGAAGAATTCGTGACCAAGAAGTGGGAGAGTGCGAAAGAGCTGTACGGATGTGGTAAGTATGCGGACGATGCATACCGTATCTTTATGAAGGGAGAATGGCATGAAGTAGAGCCGCAAGACCATGCGCTAAATGATTACCACAATTTTTTGATGGAGGCTTATTTTGCCTGAAGGTCCGGAAGTAAAAAGCACTGTCGACGGATTACGTCATCACCTCGAGAATAGAGAGATCCTAAGCTTTGTGCCAATGTCAGGAAGGTACAGCCGGAAAGACTTTTCAGGCTTTCTAGACTTGATTGAAGAATTGCCCCTGCTGATAACTGGCGTGGGTTGCAAAGGTAAGTTCATCTACTTTTTGTTCGCAGATGGTTCAAGCCTGTGGAACACGCTCGGTATGACCGGCTATTGGGGTCAAGGTGCAAAGAAGCACTCTCGTATGAGGTTGTGGATCAAGCAGGATGGGCAGGAAGATAGAAGGGGAGATGTCCTTTTCTATAACGACCAAAGAAATTTCGGTACTTTCAAGTACGTCACTACTGCAGAAGAGCTAGAAAAAAAACTAGACTCGCTCGGTCCAGACATGCTTTCAGAACCGCCGACCTTTGATGAGTTCAAAAAATGCCTGCTGAGAGGCAAGAGAGGCAGTAAGACAATAGCTGAAAATTTAATGAACCAATCTGTGGTGTCCGGCGTCGGAAATTATCTCAAAGCTGAAATCCTCTATGCCGCGAAGGTATCACCTTGGCGCTTGTGCAAGGACCTAAGCGATGACGAGCTGAACAACCTGCTTAATCTTTCTCACACGATCATGAACACGTCGTACAAGTCAGGTGGAGCTACAATCAGAAATTACAGAAACCCGGATGGAAGAGGCGGGCGGTTCAACCGCAGGTTCGCTGTCTTCGGGTGGGACAAAGATCCGTGGGATCGAGTGGTCATAAAAGAAAAAACACCTGACAAAAGAACAACTCACTGGTGCCCGGAGGTACAAGTATGAAAGTCGCTGAAGTATTCGAGGAAATAAAATCCACATCGGGAAGCATCGCGAAGATGGAGCTACTGAAAAACCACGCAGAGAATGATATTTTCAAAACCGCAGTCAGGATGGGGCTTGACAATTTCATGCCGTTTAACGTCGTCAAAGTCCCAAAAGTAAAAGACCGATTGCAACCGCCCCTGGCTGACGAAGAGGGTTGGTCTGATTTTTTTGATATTGCGCTTAAGTGTGCAAATCGCGAAGTAACGGGTAACGCTGCAGTCGATGCGCTCCACTCTTGCTTTAGCAGCGTCGATGAAGAATCAGAGAAGTGGATGCGTAAGATACTCCAGAAAAGATTGTCGATCGGTGCTTCCACCAAGACAGTCAATAAAGTTTGGCCCGGTCTGATTCAGACATTTGAGGTTTCGTTAGCACAGCAGTTTGACCCGAAGCGCATCAAGGATATGGAGACAGTGTACGTCGAACCCAAGCTTGACGGTATCCGGTGTTTCGCAATTGTCGAAAATGGTGAAGCTCAACTGTTCGCTAGATCAGGCAAGCTGATCTCAAACTTCGATACCACTATCGGCGCTGCCCTTGGCGAGCTCGGAGATGGATGTTATGACGGTGAGTTGATGGGCGAAGACTTCGTGGCTCTCATGAGGCAAGCTTACCGTAAAGAAA